CTCCCTGTGTGCTCCCTGTGTGCTCCCTGTGTGCTCCCTGTGTGCTCCCTGTGAGTGCACGGTAAGCACACAGGAGGCATACGGGGAAGAAACGCGTGGTCAGGGGTGAGTACCCCCACAAAATTCTGCATCAAAATTTGACTTTCACGGAAATGCCCACGATGAGCACCATAGCAGTTTCCCTGCTTCCAGCCTGTGCGTTCCCTGCATTGACCAAGGCCAGCCCAAGGGTTCGACCCGAGGAAGCATGCTGGAAACAGCCGAGAATCCACACTGGAAATTTCATCTCAATACGTGAAGCAAACTGCACATTGCGTAGAATGCGCCTAGAATCGCTCAGGATTGAATTTCCTGCTCAGGGTAGGCAACGGTATTCCCCGACCCTAGAAACGCAATCCTAGGCCAAAATAGAGCCCTTCCTGACGATTCCCAGCAAATTCTGCTGACTGAGATTGCATCAAGGCTATTCTCGGGATTACCCACGGCGATTCAGGTGGTCTGTATTGCGGTCAATGCGCTGGCGCAGCCGTCTGGTTATTGTCTGCAGTTTTATTACTGCTTCCGTGAGCAAATCCATGCTCTTACTGTACACCCAGAGTGCCCATAGCGTAAGGAATACGCCCACAAAGTTCACCATAAGAATCAACCAAAATACCTTTTCAGCTTCTGGCATAATTACCTCCGTTTTTATTATCCAGTAAAGAAAATAATAAATCCCCTGAAAGCTCCGATACACAAGGATTCCAGAGGATTCATACAAGACTTTTATTAATAGTAACCTTAGTTACCACCTTTGCCTTCTGAGTTCTTTTCTAAAGTATTTGTAGGTTCAAGCATTTTATTATCATACTGAAACAATGTTTTCGAGATACGCAATAAATGTTTGTGCTTGTTCTTACAATCTTCCAAGGCCAAGGCATTAGCATACAGCACTCGGAGTACTTCCTGCGCTTGCGTACTCTGTAGCTTCTGAGGGTCTTTGCAAGCGACAGTCAGGGCATACGGTAGGTCAACCTTACTCACCTTCGCTTGTACTTCTACCGACGGTTGAGTTGTACTTGTGCATGAACTCAGAAGGAAAGCACTCAACAGACCCAGCAGGGCTATTGCCAAGAGCTTGCACTTCTTTAGCGCTTTCAACAGTTTTTGCATTCGTTTGTTCCTTTGCTAGTTCATAATACATTTGCGCCTTCTGATTAGCAGCCAGCAGTTCTGCTTCGTGCTTCTCTTGGGCTTCCTTAATAGCCTTCGTGTACGCATTGGTAGTTACCTCAACACCGTATTTGTAACCAGCATTGTACTGTGCTTGTACTTCCTTGCTGTAGCTGCTGTACATCAGGAATACTAACCAGACAGTAGCAGTGATGGCAACAAGGCAGATACCACCGAAGAGACACCACTGTCGAGCACGTCCCGACAGCTTACTCCAAATAGTAGCAGGGATAGGGAACATATTAGCTCTCCTCAGGATTTTCAATCATACACGTCTTGTAGCGCCATTGTTGACGCTTCCAGACACCAGCACAGCGCTTGTCCTTGCTGCAGTCCATACCACCTGCAAAGCGATAACGCAGTAGAGCACGACAGGCATTGCGGTAATGCTCTGGGCGTGTCTCCAAGGGTTTGTTTGCAGTCAGCAGGAGCTCACGGCGCATACTGCTCTTAGCCCAAGTAGCTCTGCCGAAGTTGTACACAAAGTCCAAGTAAATATCGAACTCACGCTGTGTAAGCTCAACGTTCGGTAAGGAAGCAATCAGGAATTGCTCGTCCTTGGCTGCATGCCACTTGGAAATATGCAGTGCTTCTTCGTGCGTAAGCGGTGCATCGGTTAACTTGACCTTAGAGCCATTACGGAAGTCAGGCGGATACTGCGTACTACCAATACCAATGGTAGGTACACCGACAGAATCCTTGTAAGGCTTCAGTACCTCACCTTCCCATTGCACCTTGCTGTGATAATAAAAGAGGCTACCGGCGAGGGTAGCCACTATTAGTTTGTTTCGTAGTTGCATTAGTGCTCCTTAGTAGAATCGTCTTGAAGTCTGTTCAGCTTCAGTTTCAATTCCACTTCAAATAGCTTTTGTTGACGGCGTTCTTCTTTGAGTTTGAAGTACCATGTAACACAAAGACCCAGCACCGATGCTAACGTACCGATAATAAGTAACCAGTCCTGTTGCGCTAACCAAGCAGCAAAGGATACGGTTGTACCTCCATACATCATTTCTTGTGAACCCTTCATTGTCTTCCCTAGTATTATAATAGTTACAACTAAATGCGCCTACCGCCCCAACGTCTGTGCAGATTCACTGCACCAAGGTCAGGAGCTCCAGAGCCATGCCCAAGAGGAAACCGCAGGAAATCTGCAGCAGCCTCAGCAGCACGTCTCTCAGCAGCTTTGTTCTCGTCAATACCCAAGAGCTTACCGAAGTGCGCTACAAAGGCTTGCAAGCAGTCAGCGCGGTCATCGTGTGCTAAGCTGTTGCGGTCGTAGGTAATATCCGTGAGTTGACGGAATAAACTGAATTGCTGGCGTTTGCTCTCTGGTTGAGCCAAGCAGTACAGCCAGTCATCATCAATAGCCTGCTTATGCACTACCAAGCGATGCCTGCGTACAACAGGAGCAATAGTGTCGATGATTCGGCGTTCCTTCTGTCCAGTAACGTAGTAGTCCTGAACACCTATATCTGCTTTCGCTGTACGAATACAGTTCTGCATCAAGGCCGTAGCCGTACCATGACCCATGTTTCGCTCCAAGTACATAACACGCACTCGGTAGTCCTGAGCCAGTTTAATGAGCTTATGACAGTTCTCTTCAGTGAAACCACCAGCAAAGCCACCTGTAGTAAACAGATGCAAATAACCAGCAGCCTCAGCACCAATACAGAATGCCACCTCATCACCGCCTGAACCAGCAGGGTCAATGAACATACTGGCATTTGTAAATGGTACGAAGTTTGTACTGCATTGAACAGCTTGCACAAACAATTCATTCAAGCACGCACTGTTGCTATGCTTCACTGCAAGACGCGGGTCTGAACTCCAATGGATAACATCAGGCGCATAATCCACGCCAGTATGCACAACAGGCATGTCTGTAACGTTGATGCGCTGTCTCAGAAGGTCAGAGAGCATTGTGTCCAGCATGTACTGCAGGGCATAACCCTCAGCACCGTAGTCCAGTTCCTTAGCCTGCAGTGTCTCTTCTGAGAACAACTGAGGGTCAACTGGCTTACCACGCTGGCCACTGATACCACCGCCTGTACCTAATGAAGGGTCGGCTTCCAGCGCTTCCAAGATAATCGGAGCGAGTTCATCACGGCGGTAGCGCTGTAGCTCTTCGCTGTTTGGATAGCGTGAAGTCCAGATACGGATTTGGAAGCCACGGCTACGCAGTTGCTTGTACACGCTGTCCTTGGTTTGCGGTGTACCCAAATACAGAATCTTACCGTGTGAACAAATCGCTGAGAACTCTTTGGTCAAAAGCGCCAGTTGCTCGCGCTGCACTTGGGTCATACTGTTCTTCTGGGTTTCCACGTCATCAGGAATCAGAAGGTCGGCACGTGCACCCTGCAAGTTCGCTGTTACGCCCATGCAGGTTACACTGGCGGATTTGTCCACACCACGCAGACTATAGTGCACGTCATAGCTTTCTGTACTGAAGCGGTCGCCAGCGTTCGGGTCGGCACGCAACCAGCACAAAAGATTCCATTGTTGAATCAGGCGCACAATCATGCGTGCCACGTCCGAAGCCTGACGAGCACCAGCAGAGACAACCAGAATACGTGCAGAGTTATTGCGGATAAGTGTCCAGACGGCATACAGCGCAGCCAGCGTAGATTTCGCTTGACCACGCTGAGCCTGCACCATAGCCTTGTCTGGACATTCCTGCATGTACTTGGCAATGTCCAGTTGCACTGGTGTGATAGGGAATCCCAAGAACTGCATACCAAGCTCAGCAAACTCCAAGAAGTTCTCAAAGGTTGTGCTGAACATGATACTGAGTTCAAGACGTTCCTGCATTGGAATGTCCGTAGGGTTATCACGCCAGCGCATACAGCGAGTATTCAGAAGCTCCAGACGTTTGATAGTCAGTTCTGAAATCATAGGTTAACTCCTAGAAGTTATCATGAAAGTAAATGCTGTAGGGATTGCTGTGGTTCAGCTTTGGGCTTGACAGAAGGCTCACCATCGACTTCCTTGAGAGCTTCTTTAGCTTCACGAAGGACACCGAGGGCTTTGGCTTTCTTGTCTTGCTTAAGTTGATTCCAAGCATCACTCATTGCAGCCAGTTCTTCATCAGAGCTTTCCGCAGTGATACCGTTGTTCTTAAGGAAGGTCATGACTACAGTCTTGTCTGCTGCAGACATCGGGATACCTTCCTCATTGTTCAGGTAGAACTCCAGTTCATCTAAGAGTAACTTAGTGAACTTCTCATGGAGCGTACCTAGGCTTTTCTTAGTTGCTGCCATTCTAATCCTCAATAGTCAATTAACGACGGTGTCTGAGTACCCAATACCCTTCCACCCGAAGTGTACTCGGATTCACTACCTTCGCCCATGTAACAACCGAATCCTTAGCGTCTATATACCACAAGAAATCACCTTTGTGATAAGGTGGCGCATCACGGTCTGCAATACATTTAACAACTGGGGCTATACCTATCCAATTACCTACTGCATCTTGTGTGTATCCGAGAGCTCGTAACTCCTCGTCAGATTCGTCAAGACGAGCACTACCAAGCACACTACCACTAGGCACGATGCGTATGCTGTAAGTCCCCTCAGGCGGTTGTGTATAGTAGTCTGCTGGCGATGGTTCTGCTGTGTAACCGTAGTCGAACACATTGGATTCACGCTTAGGTTTAACCTTGTCCTTCCACGGATACAAAGCAGTAGGCTCTTGCTGGATACGATGCAACAAAGCCCCTAAGCGAATTAACTCAGGGGCTTCGGCATTGGCATCAGGTGTAACGCGAGCAATCAGCACTCGACCTACGAATCCATCAGGAAGAGCAATGCGCTGACTATCCACGGTACGGATTTGTAAGCGCAGGTGCTCAAGGGTATCCCAGATGGATTCACCAGTGAGTATCCACTTACTAACAGCATCAGTAACTACGGTAGATTCCACGGTAGTGATGTCGTAGGCACGCAGAGCATCGGAGTACTGCATAGCAGGGCTTACAACTACTATAGTATTATCACCTTCAGCAATGTCTAAGACAGTATATACACGCTGATGCTCACGTGTGTACTCAGCAGGTGTATAGCGTAGGTCTTTTGTTTGCATAGATAGTCCTTAGTTACTTAACGCGTACTTTGCTAACTGCCCAGTAACCTTGTTGACTTGGATTATCGGGGTCAGTCTGAGCTACCCACTCAACCTCTGAGTTCTTAGCATCAGAATACTGAGGTAGAATCTCACGCAACCACTGAGGTGTATTGGAATCCGCAACCCATTTATTGATAGGTGCAATAGCATCGTACCTACCCCACTTATTAGGTTCATACCCAGAAATGCGCATCTGTTCTTTTGAGTAGGATTCACGTGAGTACCCTGTATCATGGCCTGATTTTGGGACTTTCTCAACAACGGCATTCTTGTCTGTAACCCGAGTGGGCTTAGCAGGCGCAGGAGCACGCGTTGGAGCTTCACTTCCGTGTGCATCAGACGAAGTTGGCTCTTCATCGAGCTTAAGTGTCCAGTAACCCTCTGGCTCACCTGCGCCAGCATCCTCAATGTCAGTCCACTCAACGATTGAGTTGTGCTTGTCAGTGTACATAGGCGCAGTACCACGCGCGCTTTCAGGGGAATCCTTAGCAACAACCCACTTAGTAATGTCCCCTATAGCAGGATAGTTACCACGGTTATCACGACTATAACCTAAGTAGGTAGGCACATGGTCTTCCTTGATGTAATGCACTTCGGGCGCAGAGTGCACATAGTACTCTTTGATGTACGCACCATGGTCAGCAGGGTCGCTACTAGGAGTACGTTCTGGTTCAGAAGGTGTTGGTCTTGGGTCTGCTGGTTTAGGGTCAGCAGACTTAGGACTTGGGTCAGCAGGAGCTACTGTACCCGTATCGCTGGACGCTGGTGGTGCAGGCGGTTCTTCCTTCGGCGGTTTAGCCCCTGGTGGGTCTGATTGAGGCGGTTCCTCCCTTGGAGTATCCTCTTTGTGCTCAGCCCCAGTACTACCCTCGGGTTCACCCTTAGGTCTGTCCTCAGTAGTGCCGAGGTTCACAAACCATTTGTAGGTACCAGTCTCAGCCTCAGCAGCATAGCTGATGCTGTAACCGTTGGCATCTTTAGACACTTCCTCAAATCGTCCATTAGGACTATTACTTGGAAGCACCGTGGTTTGTTGACGTGGAAGTACTGCGTAGTATTTACCAGCTTTGTCCTTAGTGTAACCAGCAGCATCTAACTCAGCAGCTAATGGTTTCTTACCGACAGCATCTTCGTAAGTGGTAAACGCAGTGCTCTTGTTCAGAACTCGTAATTGAGTATCTGTCAAGGACAGGGTTAAATACCCGTTGCTGTCAATCTGCTGACCACGCTTATTGGTCTTGAAGGGTGCTTTACCGAAGATAACAGGCACACCATTGTGGATATATGCAATAGCATAGCCTTGAGTTTGCAGGTGCTCAGCCGTAGGAACAGCTTGGGTTTCTGTATCAACATCAGGCTCTGGCTTAGGTTTCGGCTTAGGTTCTTCTGAGCCTGTACCTGGTTTCTCAGGGTCGGTATCAGGGACTACCTGCTTGTCCTCTACAATACCACCATTGTATGTACCATCGCGCACTACATCAGCATGAATGAACTTCACTTCACAAAGCTCTTGCTGCAGATACAGCAGTTGATGATACAGCAGGTTCAGGTGCTCTTGCTTGAGCATACGGTTAGGCGCAGGTTGCACTAGCAGCTTATCCATAGGTGTAGCACGGCGCAAGCAGTACACACCCGATGGGAAATTCATAGATTTCAAGAAGGCAACAAGGTCAACTTCCACTACACCCATAGGGTTCACAACTATGCGCTCAACAGTTTCCTCAGTAATTGCAGGCAAACCTTGTTTCTTGCGCTCAGCTGCAATATGCTCAAACAGAGTACGAGCAATACCAGTCCAACCGAAGTTGTTACGGGTACGCTTACCAGAGCCGTCCTCGATAGTTACTGCTGCTTTAGGGTCAGGTTGCTCCCCAGCAGGATTTGCAGCAGGCTGCTCGGTAGGTTTAGGTTTAACCTCCGCAGGCATACCTTTATAAATGTATTTGAGTGGTTCGGGCAAGGCTAATACAGGACTAGCCCAGTACACATTGAGGCCTGCAGTCAACAGCACATCTGAAGCAGCAAGAACAGGAAGGCGGACTACCGCAGTAACCTCTTCGCCTTCCGTGTACTCAATGCGAACCATGCTTTGAAACTGAGTTAGTTTCATTCATCGTTCTCCAATGATTTTACAACGCCAGCAGCTTGATTGATGATTGTCAAGCCAAGTAACGGCGTAGGGTCTGTGAAGTCATACACTTGAAGCTCACTGTCTGGATTCGATACCTTACGGAAGAACTGATTCATCTTCTGTAATGGACTGAATACAGCAGCACCACGTGATTGCCCAGAGTTCACTAAGCTATCAATGGCAATACCGAAGTAACCCAATGCAGGGGCTTGCTGAATACTACCTGCGTAGATGTTGTCGTCCCAAGGCTTACCGTTGGTAACATTCTTCGCTGCAGCCAGTACAGGGGCAATAGCACCAGACCAGAACAACAGAGTAGCAACACCGCCTAAACCATCTTGATTGTAGGACTTACGCAGAATCTTCTGATGACCCGCCATAGCAAAGCGCATAAAAGGAAACAGCACTTTACCTGTACTAGTATGCTCAATAAACGCAGGGGCTTCACCAGCCTTCACGGTCAAAGCAATATCATCAGAAGCATTAATCAGCAGTTGCTGCGCCCGAAGGCTAACGTCAGCGTCCCACTTATTAATAGCAGTACCATGCTTCTTGACTTCAGCAAGAATCTTCTGCATATCCTTCTCAGTAGCACCTACCTTCATCAAGAAGGCACGCTGGGACTTACTACCCTTAGCAGCAGCAATCAGAGCATCTTCGTAGGCACTAGCCGTAGCGTTCACAAGGAATCTACGAATTGCCTCGGAAGCATTCAGATGCATAATACTTTGACCAGCCTTGGCAATGTAGTTATGCGCTGTGTCCACTGGGATAGCATGGTTGTCCTCAAAGTGCGTAACGAAGTACCTGATGCGCTCATGTGCTGTACTTGTACCAACCAGTACATCCTTCAGGCGCTGAGCATCTTCAGGCGTGTACTTACTGATTGCATGGAACAGGCTAGGCAGGTTCTTCACCATGCCCTTAGCAGTACGCCAGAAGCCTAAGCGCTGAATAGCAGTACTAGTATCCGCAATCGCTGCAATACCAGCATTCTGCAGAATCCAGGCACTGGCAGCAGTACTGGCACTACGTAGGAACTCAGGCGTGTTCTCACCGACACTTTGACCTAGTAGTTGTGCACGAACATTCTTCAGGAAATCACGCACCTCGGCTGTACTGTGTCCAGCAGGGGCAGTATCCTGAATCTTAACGAACAAGTTGTCCACGTCTTGCACGGACATACCATAGTGCATCAGACCAGCACGGTGTGCCATCTGACGGTTATAGGACATAAGCTGTGTGCTGATGTCGTTATCCACGAAGTCCGCTAAGCTGTATGCTTTACCATTGTGCACAATAGTCTTACTGAAGTCCCACGTATTACGAGTACGCAGGTTCTTATGTCCTTGCTGAGTTTGTTTGTGCATAATACGGTCAACAATGCTATCAACCTTATTACCTTCAACGCCACTGTTCAGCAGCACTTCAGCAATGAAGTCCCGAGTTGCACCCACTGGCATGTGCTCAGTAGCCTGCATACTGGTCTTCTGGGTTTGAATGAATCGCTTACCGATGCTCTCAGCATCTCGGCCATAAGAAGCCAACTCAGGGAAGCGTTCCAGCACATCATCACCAATGAACTTAGCCAGCACCTCTTCAGGTAAACCCTCGTCCATAGCACGGCGCATATTCGCATATGACCATTGCAGTGGCATGTATGTACCCTTACCTTCAAGGAAGTCTTGAGGTAACAAACCAGTACGCTTCAGTTGCTGTTCCCAGAACTTAGCGAAGTTGCTGTCGATGTACACGTGCATGGCATTAGCAATACCCTTGTTCGGAGCAAGCTCGTCAATAAGGCTATTCAAGTCCACTTCAGTACCAGTACTGGCAGCTTGTCGTTCTGCTTGATACAACTTCAGACGTAAATCGCTGAGGTCTTTCTGTGCAGCACGTAGGGCTTTAATCTGGCTATTGTGATTCCACGGTAGAAGCTGAGCGAATCTACCAGTACCACCATAGTACTCTTGAGCAGCTTGACCCAGGGCATCGTCCAAAGCATTCAGTCGCCACTCACCATGACGGCTCAGCAGACTGGCATGCGTAATGGCATTGTCAGGATTATTGAAGCTAGGGTCTGACAACAGACGATTGAGCTTCTCGTAGTCCTCGGCAGGCAGGTTCTTACCAAAGTACATCAGTTTGTCTGTTGTGCTCAGGTACTGCTTGGCTCGGGTGCTGTATTCCGCTTGGCGGTTGATGGCAGCCCATTCATTATCAGGTGCAGGGCGCGATTGCATACGCACTGCTTCCACTGCATCGTCGGTCTCGAACTCAAGGTCAGCATGCTCGTGCGCATCAGCAGCATCAGCTTTACGCTGTACTTCAGCATCAAAGTCTGCTTGCCTCTCGGGTGGTACGCCACGTTGTTTGCCAGCACCGCTGCTGTCGGGACGAATATCGTCCGCAGAATCCCCAGCATTGGGCTCTGGTTGAGCGGGACGGGCAGTTGGATTCTCGGGCGCAGTATTACCCTTGTCAGGATTCTGATGGCCTTCTGGCGCGTTTCCTGCTGGGTTCTCGGCAGCTTGCTTTTCGGCAGCTTCTTGGATTTCGCGCTCGGCTTGAGCCTTACGCAATTCCGCTTCCTGAATCGCTTTCTGCACGGTTTCGCTATGGCGCTCAAAGGCATGGCGTTTAGCGAGAATCTCCGTGCGCTTCGCCTGTAGTTCTTCTAAAGAGTTCAGACGGCCTAATTCGGATTCTTCAAGGGCTCGGGCAGCCTCGTCGGCTTTCGATTGGGCAGCTTCTGCACCTAGGCGCTTCAGACGTTGCTCAGCCTTGTAGATTGCCTTATTGAGTTGACCAAGATTCTTTTGGTAAGACAGGCGCTCAGCATCGAACTTACGCAGCAGGTCTTCAGGGACACCATGTTGCACGAGTTCTCGGCGGATAATACGCAGGGCATCAGCATCTAAGTGTCGACCTTCTTGGGCAGCTTTGCTCAGCGTAGAATCAGGTACGCTCTTGATTACGTCCTTGATGTCATCATAGAACTTAGCTGAAGTCTTCTGAGCAGCAGCTTTAACCTCCGCCATTTCAATACGCACGGCTTGAGCTTTGGCTGCTTTAATGCCAGCATTGGATTTAAGGGCTTTGGCACTGCTCTCGGCACTGCTTTCTACAACCTTACCCGTAGCCTTCTCTGCAGCCTTCTCTGTATGTGAGGCCTGCTCAGCAGCCGTTTCAACTGTATCCGCAACCTTAGTTTTCTGAGCAATCGCAGCATCTACCTTAGCCAATTCATCTTGGGATTTACGGTAGAAACTCGCAGTGCTCTGCTCACCTTTAATGGCATCGGCACGGGCTTGAGCCTCGGCACGAGCAGCAGCACGGCGGTCAGCAGCAACGAGCTCTTCGGCTTGGGTCTTGGGCTTCGGCTTGGTTACGTGCTCAACAGTGTCCTCAATGATGTCGCCGTTGGCTTTGATAACGCGAGCCTTGCTTGCACCAGCAAACGCACCACCGAGACCACCAACCAGCAAAGTGTTGACAACCTTTTGTGCAGTGCTTTCATCGCTGTGCTCACCAAGGGCAGCATAAGTACCAGCTACAGAAGCAGCACCACCGAGTGCACCAGCAATGCGCTGGCCAGTACGAGCATAGCCAGCAACCTTCGCACCGAAACCAGCTAGTTTACCAGCACCAGCAAACACGGCATCTACGTCCGCAAAACTACCAGCAAAGCTCACAAAGGGATGCTCGGCTGCAACACCTTCACGGAAGTCCTTTTCAGACCAACGCTTGAGCTTGTAGTCAACCTCCGCTTGGGAGCGCAGATTCTTGAGGATTTTGGTGCGCTCTGAATCAAGGTTGACCTGCATGCTGTACTTCTTGATGTCCTCGTCAGTAACCTTGAACTTATCGTCAGGTGCAAAGTCCTGCAAGGCTTCATCAGTAGCTTCCTTGATGTCTCGACCCATGCTGAACATGGCAGCACCATAGGATACTAAGGCACTAGGCGTTTCTCGTAACGGTACATCTTCCTCGACGAAGTTCGTACTATTACGATGGTTAGGGTTGGAATCCTTTACGGATTTAACCTCTTGTTCCTGCCAGTTAGCCTTGACCACATCTTTCCACTTAGGGGCATGCGCTACCTGCGCTTTAGGTTTGGTATCTGCTATCTTGATTGGCTTGGGTGCCCAAGTTGTTTTATTATCCATAAAGGGTTCCTTTAAGGTTAATGGCTTAACTCACGAGTAATGGCTTCGATGTTCTGTTGCCGTGCTATCCATTCCTTAGAACCTTTAGGTACTTTGGCTTGAGCAGCACGCTCGTTAGCAATTTCAGTCCGTAATATCTGATTACGTGATTCACGCTTAGAAGTTGTTTTAGGCACTGGTGGCGGAGCTTGGTTCGTAGGTACTTGACGAACAGGCGCTGCCTTGTTTGGCTTAGGCTGTTGTTTAACTTGCTGTTGACCTTGCTGTCTTGCTCTGTACTGCTTAACAGCACCTTGGACGTTCACACCAGTAAAGCTCACATCAACTAACGCAGGCTTACGATATGGAGTATCAGGTTTCTTCAACCGAGCAGCAGTCTTCGCAACGTCAGCATAGGATTCATACACAACGCTACTTGAGCCGTCCTTATGGAAGACCAAGAAACGCATACGGTCAGAGTTCCAGTTCCCATCAACGACAACCGTGTTGGCATTCTGGTTCGTCTGCTTACCAATCTTCTCGTAATACGCCTGTAGCACCTCTGCACCAAACGTAGTACCAGCTACGCCAACAGCTTGTTGGAATCGAGCATTTACAGCAGGGGACAATACAGCAATCTGATTAGGGCTACGGTAAACCAATCCTTTGGCATTCATGTAAGCCAGGGCACTAGCAGCATTCTGCACCACTACACCCGAGCGCACTGCTTCAGGGCTTACATTAGCCAGGACTTGGCGAGTACTATTAATAAGGAATTGGCGAGCACCCTGGCTTGCATCGTTCTTAATAAGCGATACATCACCAGTCCACGGTGTAAAGTGCCGTGTAGTACCGAAGGCCGCATTCCACTCTTTGTCAGAACTATGATTGATTACCTTCTTGACAGTCTCAGTACGGGTAGCACCATCGGTACGAATCCATTGCTCTTTAAAGCGCATAACGTCTTCCAACGTAGCATCGCGCTTAGCCATTAGTGCACCCTTAATCAGAGCAGCATTATCCGCACCTAAGCCAGCGAGATACGCATCAGCAAGTACAGGGTCAGCAGCCTTATACAAGGATAACCATTGAGCCCAGCCTTTCTCGGCATTACCACTACCATTAGCAGCAGCAAAGTCCTTGAAGCTAACGTTGTCCATGAAGAAACGGAACTCACGTGTAGCCATCTCGGAAGCATCTTTAGCCAGTTCTGCTGAGCGGTTGGCATTGGCAATCGGTAGCATCATCAAGCCAGCCTTGGTGTAATCCCCTTGGGCTTGCAGCATAGCAACCTGTTTCTGAGCAGCATACCACTTGGGTTCTTTACCCAGAGCAATAGCCTGAGCCAAGGACATACCAGCCATTTCCTGTACAGGGTCGACCTCTTGGCCTTGTTCATTACGGTACTTCCAGTTCTGAACTTCACCCCAGATTTGACTGGTCAAGTTAACAGCAGCCTTAGCATCAGCTAGACTAATCTCACCTGCATTTGCACGGCGCTGAATCTCTTTGCGAATATCGTTGATTTGGTCAATACTAATTGGCTCACCAGCCTGAGCGCGTGTACGCAGTGCTTCCAGTTCAAAGTGCTGTTGCACACCAGTGTAATCACGAATCTTGTCCACGGCTTGGTGGAGCTCTTTGTTCAGAGCATTCCAGTCATCAGCTTCAAGCACCTGCTCTAAGGCAGGAACACTTTGCAGCAGCATATTCCGCGCAGCTACTTGGGTCTTGTCTGTTGGGTCGAAGCCATCAATCAAGCCCACTACTACGTGTCGGATACTTTCAGAAGCCTTAGTGCTGGCATCTTCAGTATGCCCAGCAGCTACAGCAGCAGCCTGCATGTTCACGAAAGCACTCGCTAATGCCTGTTGTGCAGCTTTGGAATCACCAATAGCAGCAGCAGCACCGAGCTTACTACGCAAGTCAATGGCAGTAGCTGAACGAAGCTCACGGAATTGTTCCTGAGCATAGGTCTTGTCAGCTTGAGCCTGCGTCTTAACGAACAGGTCGAGATTCTCTAAAGCATTCTTACGAAGCTGCTGGGTGTATTCTTTCGGCAATTCCAGAGCAGTAATACCCTTACCGATTTTGTCAATAGCACCTTGATACAGCGCTTGACGGTCGGCATCAGAAGCACCATTACGCAATGCCTGAGCATACGTTTGACCGAACTCAGTAAGTGCTTGGTTCGTACCTTGCATACCGAGTTGGAATTTCTTACCAATATCGAAGCCCACGAGCTCATCACGGTCAGTAATGCTCTGACGGATTTCATCGGCATTACCAGCTTCCTGAGCCAGACGGCCACGCTCAATGTTTGCTTTGCGCTTCTCTTCTGCACGTTTAGCGAAGAAAGCAGAGAGCTTATCGAAACTTGCACCGAGCTTAGCATCAAAGGCGATAGTCCCACCGTGCGTATCCGCTACGGCTTGAGCTTGTACCTTTACACCTGCACTACCAGCAATGGGTTGCAGGTCAATTTTAAAGTCCCCCATAGCTACCTCACTTCAGATTTAATACGTTGGTTAAGTCAATGCTGCCATAGCTGGCATTAGGCTGCGGAGTAAAGCCTGAGCTTTGACCATAAAGTACAACGCCTTGATTAGGATTACTCGGCTTAGGCTTCTTATCAAAAGCACCAGCCTCAAAGCCAGCAAGGATATTGTTGATACCTGCACTGATACCGTCCGCGTAGTTCACGGTAGGCTGCTTCATTTGAGCAGGGCTTTGCTTCAAGGAATCCGCTTCGGCTTGGATTTGTTGATTCAAATTCACGTCCGCTTGCTGTTGGTTACGCAGCAGACGAATACGCGCACGGTCTTCTTGGCGGTCAATATCCGCTTGAAGAATCTGCGCTGTATTACTGTAGTTCTGGGTAATACCCTGGTTGAGCACCAAGGCACTGCGGAAATCATTTGCTTGATATTGCACTGCTTGTAAGGCATCTTGCAGACGACCAAGTTGAGCTACTCGGTCTTGAAGCATACGCGCAGTATTAGTAGCAGAGGCTTCGCGTTGTCTGCGACCTGCCTCTGCTAATTGCTTGGCTGCTGCCTTAGCATCTTTAATACTTTGAAAGCTCTGATATACGGAAACTGCTGCCTGAGCTAGAGCAGCATAACCTTGTCCATTACTCATAACAGCAGTTCTCCATTAGAGTTGTCGTATTGTTTGCTTAGTACGCACTGTATTGGCTACCCCGAGGATAGTCATGTACTGCGCGTATTCTGCCTGTAGTTTAACAGTTGTTTCAGATGTACCCTGAATCAGCAGTGGAACAGTTCGGCTAGTACGATACGCATGGTGCATGTACTGCTGAGAACTTACGCGGTACTTAGCATTATGCTGAACACCCTGCACTTCATAGGTGAACTCAGAAGCACTATCCGTTTGCACTATAGCCTGTACCCAGCGTGCATTCGATTCTGCTTGCATCAGTAAGTCATCACCTGCCTTGACTGTAGGGCTGTGTAAAGTAACATAGCTCTTAAACAGACGAGCATAGGGCTTATCCATGGGGGCTACGTCCAGTTCCTGCAGGTCAAGATTGGGCTCTTTCTTAGCGGATAAGCAGTCAGCAGGTAGGGTCTCTTCGGCAGGATAAGCCTGCTTCAGGATAACCACTTCATGCACATCGTTCTTGCAGTACCAGTAGATACAGTCGCTGAGGAATACAGGGAACAGCACCTTAAGTGCCCACGCACTGTGCGTACTAGGCATGAAGTTCCACTTGCCCCAAGCATTCTGCAGATACTGCGTACCGTCCTTGATACTGAATTGCATCAGCACATCAGGTGAATCCTTCTGAATGCATACAAGCATACCAGCAGAGTTCTGACTGTACATAGCAGCTACATCGCCAAGGTTAGGCACATGCTGCGTAATACTCAGGGGTGTACTTGCGGTATCAGCTACGGCACCGACAAGCATCTGGGAAATATCCAAGTACTTATCCGCAGCACTGTACAGCAGGGTTGTACCTTGCACGATAGGTTGCACATCGAAGCACGGACTACTACTGTTAAACAGCAGAGCAGCATTCTTGTTGGTCAAACCTTGTCGGCCACGGATAATACCTTGTACAGTTCGGCTGAACACATACAAGTCCTGATTGAACTCAATAGCGTAACGCCAGATACCAGCAGCAGCAGGATTGTACAAACTAATAGGGTCTATATCCTGTACGTCCTTAACGCTTTCCCGATAGAATTGCCGTGGGGCATTCGTCTGGGACATGAACACACCATCGGAACTCAGCAGCACCAGACGGCCTTGGTAAACACCAACACCATTTAGCACATTGTCCACAAAGGAAGGGTCAGGGTTGGACTTAGCATCACCCACTGCCTGCATTGTGTAGCCGTCTTTGCGCTTAAGTTCAACGTCCGCAAATACAGTAAGGCTTGGGTCAGTAGGCTTATACTGTGGTAAGCCCAGTTCCGTAGTAGGATTACTTTGCAGTTCCTGATAGTACTTAGGGTCTAACTGGAACTCCAGTACCAACGGCATATTACTCAGGATTTGAGGGTACGGTGTACTCTCTTCCCAAGTGCTTGTACTCAGACGGTACTCATAGTACTCAGGGTTCACATTGCCAACACCAAGGGTAATACCAGCCATAAGTTTAGTAGGTAAGTCCTCAATAGCCTTAAGGGTTGGACGGTAGGCACTACCAGAAGCAACACCGAAGTTTGCACTCAGGTTCGTGTACAGACTAGGTACAATAAACCAGTCTGCGCCAGAATCATTAGCACCAATTTGCAGAGTATTACCCACAACTTGTGCATACATTGCGGTGTAAATATTAGCAGTCTTAGTCTGCTCCAGCAATCGGTTCATAGTACCTACAGCAGGGCTAGTGTTGAATTGCTGATGCAGACGCTCAAGAGTTTGCTTGTTTGCACGCTCTTGGTCTTTAACTGCAGCTTGAGCTTGTTCAGCCTGCTGTTTCTCTACACCCTCACGGAACTTCCTTCTAAAGTACACCCATGCAAAACGCCCATTCGGAGATACATCATCAGAAGGTTTCGGTGCTGGTGCAGCAGGCTTAGCAGGCGCTGGTGCAGCAGGTTGGCCACCAGACGGAGGCTCTTCGGCACTAGCACCTAGACGTGCATTGTGCATATTCCCAATACTTTCCGACAATGCGATGACTAAACCTTGGGCACTAATGATAGTACCTCGAGTCAATCTGATGCGCTCTTCTGAGTTCAGTTGGCGCTCACCGTTAATAGGCATCGTGGCGTCATGTCCCTTAACTGTATCAGACCAGTCGGACACAAGCACATGCCTAATAGGCTTATCAGGACTAAGCGGATTGAACAATTCCAGCACAAAGGGCTGTTGATACATCGCGTGCGACAACGTACGAATGTACTCCCATACCACACGCTGCTGACGATACAGCGAGTACACGTCTTCCTGCTTGAACACATCATGGTCATTCTTGTGGATAACCAGTGAGCCCAAGCGCATACGGTAGCTACTTGCAATCAGTGTCTCGGCAGTCTCTGTACCTGAGCCGTTCTGCACTGTAACGTTGTACACGGCTTGCTTGATGGCAACACGGATTTCGTCGCCCTCTTCCTCACAGAGCACATAGTCCTTAACGATAGTCGCAGACCAACTCAGGTGCGTATCCGAAGATTTAGCAAAGAAGAAGCTAGTGGGGCGAGTAATTGCATCACGCCCTAATGACCGTGAACCAAAGATTGGGCGGAACATGCCTTCACGCTCCAGCTTCAGATAGTGCATCTGATTGCTTAACAGTGGACGGCGTTCAACCACCTTCTTGCGGTTAAGTACAATCAAGGATTCGTTGTACACAGTGTAATCGAAGTCCTCACGTGCACCTTGCAGATACTGCTGGTCAAGTGTAGAAGACGTAGCAATCGGTGTACCGCGCAGAGAGTACAGCGTGATTAAACCGAACTTCGTATTGTGCGCTAGGATTAACTCCAAGCCAGCCATTGTAATAGGCTTGACCACATCAAAGCTCAGCCAGCCTGCTCGGGTAGTAACCAGTTCAGTACCGTTACGTCTGCGCAGACCACGCACTACATCAGGCTGCATGTTCAGCATATCGTGCACTTGCCCTTGCTTACGCAGGTGCTTAGGCTGCTGCGAGATACCCTGTAACAAGCTGTGCTCAGGAATAAGTACCTGCATAGTTATCTCCACATAAATCGGCGGAATCTTGCACGGCTGCTATACCCAAGCTGAACTTGGTCATGCCGTAGGTCTTCGCGTTTCAAATCATGCTGCAGCCCTACTAAGCGCTGTTGCAATGTTTGCAGTGTTTGGTCAGCACCGATTACCTGCAAATACAAATCGATTGTTGCGGATTGGATAATGACCTGCTGAGCCACGTCAGGCAGATTATCGAAGTCCAATTCCATAGTGCAGTGCACCTTCAGTGGCGCTTTCCATACACGACCGTTCTCGTTAGCCAGCAGGTTGCCGTCTAGGAAATACGTTTGAACACCTTGGCACAATAAGTCTCGCTGATGCACATAGTAGTTCAAGGTGCGGTCTGGTAGCTGAATGTTACCATAGATGTCTGGCTTCAGTTCCAAGGTACGGCGGTTAAACCAGTAACCCTTAGAGCAGATAGCAGTAAGATGCTTATTGATTAAGTCCAATAGCTGCTGCACCGTAGGATTAGGCGTAGCATCTAAGGAATCTACGGGGAACTCCCCGATGTAGGGAAGAGCCGTGTTAGTAGCTTGTAGTAAGTTCATAATAACTCCATATAGTAGAGAGCCTCCAAAAGGAAGCTCTATAGTGCATGAAGCTAGTAGCACTAAGCAAACTGTTTAGAAGCAAAGGCTGTATAATACAGACCTACAAATTCAGGTGTGTAGTTGCATTGAATATCAAAGCCCTTATAAGTAACGTTAGCTACCAATAAGTAGCGATACCCTGTCAATATAGGTGTAACTTGCAAGTGCACTACATCAGCTATACTGTCAAACGGTGTTTCAAAGTCAATGTGAAACCACTCGTTGTTCTTCATAGCTTCTGGTTTAGGTACGTACTTAACTTGGAACTTAGGGAACATAATAGAGCGCGAACCTACACTAACCCCGATTACAGGCGAAGTTATTGGCGCAGGTGCACCTGGAGCTCCAGTATCGCCTTTTTGGCCTGGTAAACCGTTGTTACCTTGTGGAATACCAAAGTTCAGCACTGTAGCAGTGGCTGTCTCTTCGAGGGTAACAGTAGCTTCTTTACCTGCTTCTAAAGTATGCACTTCACCCACCTTAAGTGGCTTAGCAGGTGCTGCCGTACCAGTACCAGAACCAGCCCCACCGCCAGAGGCGGCAGAGCCAGCAGGGTACAAGTACGATTGGAAGTCGTACTCATTAGGCATTATGCAGCTACCACTTTAACAGGTACTACGGTGTCAGGACGGCGAGCCACAACGGTCTTCATCGCTACGGTAGTCAGATACTGAATCTGCTCTTCTTCACGAGCCACGTGGCTGGTGTGGAAGTCCTTAGCGATGATGTCAATCAAGGACAAGCCCTTATCGAACACAACCATACCGTATTTCAGGTCATCAGCAGCTACAGTCATATTCAACTCAGGTTGAACAGTGCTATGCAGGGTGTGGTTACCAACGGCAGTCGGGAAGCAGTTAGCTTCTACGATGTCGATACCGTTCAAGCGCATAACACGGCGGTTTGCGTAGTCGCCATTACCAGCACTGAAGTCTTTGTTAATCAAGGTAGGGTGGTTCATCAAGATGCTGTACACTTCTGGCTTCACGATAGTAACCATGTTTTGCAATGGAATATCACGGGTAATCAGAGTTTCAACAGCCTTGGCGTGTGCATTAGCCAGAGCCATTGCGTTGGCTTCGTGGTCGGCACGGTTCGCTGGGGCAGCCTTGATGTTCGCGGTTACGTCAGTGCCGTCGAAGAACACGCCGTTTGCTTTCAGTTCGGCAGGGGCTTTCCAAGTACGGCATTTCAGCAATTGGATAACGTGTGCAGTGTCCCAATCGCGTGCGAACACGCTGGCGTTGTTGCTGGCGATTTCACGACGGTAGTCTGGAGAAGTCCAGTCGTCCATGAAGTCGATGTTGTTCTGAATGTACAGAGCCTTGTCCAGCACAACGGTCAGTTTGTTGTTTGGTACTTTTTGAGGTTCGAGTTTATCGCCGACTTGACGAGACTTCACTTCAGAAGCACCTAAGCGGTCGAGACGGAAGGTGTTGGTATTCGGCAGGGTAACACGTTTCTGGGTCAAACCATCAAACAGGGATACCAGCTTGAACTTGGTGTCAACGTCATGGCTGAACATTTCCAAGTGAATGTTCTGGCCTGCGTTGGTAGTGTGGATACGCGTTAACTGTGGTGCAAAATCATATTGAGCCATATTACTCTCCTAGTAAAGAATTAGATACCAGCTTGGATACCAGCTTGGCGCATACGCAGAAGCTCTTTGTACAGAGCACCTGCTTGACCTGTCTCGAAGGACTGGTTCGGGTATTTCGCCTTGAGCTCGTCATAAGCTGTGAGGAATTGGGTTTGGGTCAGCACGCCGTTCTGTACAGACGGTTGGGCACTGGCGGTAACAGCACCTTGCATTGGTTGTTGACCTACAGGTACAACCGAGCGCATCAAGGCTACGGCTGCATCAAACTGCAGATTATTGACCAGTTGCTGTACAGCAGGTTGCAGGTGCGGTGCTGTCGCTTTGAACTTGTTGGTTAAGTCCAACCATTGCTGTTCACCACCAACAGAGGCATAAGCCTGCTGCTTGAGGGTATCACGGTACGCGCTTCCATCTTGAAGCAATGACTGGGCTGCCTGCAAAGCATATGCTGCCTTGTCGCCGAACTGCATTTGGAAAGCTGCTAAGTCCAAGTTCGCGTTCTTGGCCATTGCATCTTGCGCTAAGGCTGCTACGGCGTTGGCATCAACACCGACTGCACCCAGCATACTCAAAGCAGTTTGTGTACCATGCGACACTTCAAAGCCCAGAGCATTTGTATCAAGCTGCTGAGGCTGTTGTTGTGGCTGCTGCACCTGCTGAGTTTGTTGGGGTTGCTGTGGTTGCTGTTGCTGAGTTTGTTGCTGCGGATTCTGAGCAGGGTCTTGCTGATTACCTTGATTACCCTGCTTAGCCAGCAGTTCTTGCAGTTGCTGCATGAGCTCTGCGTTAGGCTGCTGATACTGCTGGTCTTGCTGCTGCTGTTGTTGCTGCGTTTGCTGTTGAGCAAGTGCAGCTTGTTGTTGGTTCAAATCCATTATACTTGTCCTAATTGTTCAACCATCTCACCAGTAGCATCTTGGCTAGTGATATGACGGTCTTGGTATTGAGTACGTTCAAGCTCAGCTTGTTGTTTCTCGATAATCGCAGCCATCTCTGCTTCAGTGTACAGGAACTCACGGCTGATACCATGACCCAGCATGAACTGCTCGATAATCTTCTCAACGTTGAAGCGCGGTGATACCTGCTGCAGCGTAGGGATAATCAGACCAAGCTCTTGTGTCAAGGCTACCCACTGCTGCAACTCAGAGCTACGGCTAAGGGCTTGCACACCAGTGATGATTTGTACTTCCAGTGCACCCTTGGCAATGTCTGTACCGATGCTGTTGTCTAACTCATAGCACAACAGATAAGCCAGTGGCAAGTGCAAGCTCAAGGCTAATTGGCTGTACACACTACCCAGTGTCTGTTCTGCTTCACGAGCAGCAACTTCCACTTCGTATGCGGTAACGCGCTCACCTTGTCGCTGATTGGTAGTTTGCATGAAGGCAACGGCTAAGCGCTGCGTAATCATCTGGATACTGCCTTGCAGTGCCTGAATCTTCTGGTAATCACCAATCTCAAGAGCAGCGACTGACTGCGGTTGGCCTTGCACTACCAGCCCACTGATAGGACTTTCCAGTTCCTGCACGTCAGTGTTACCAGCAGGGTCAGACAGAATCTTGACGTTACACGCCATTGCTTCGTAGTCAGTCAGGGCTCGGCTGAGCTCAGACAACTTCACGAAGTCCCCTGCGTATAACTCAACATGCCCACGGCCAAACCATTCGGTAGGTCTTGTGCTCCAGCGCACTGGAATGTATGGGCAAAGGTTCTCGATGTACTCACCGACTTTGGTATGCACTGCCTTACCGTCAATGTACTGCTCTTCGTACCAGCGCTTAGCAGTCTTCTCCCAGCGCACTACCGTGTACAGGTCAAAGGTCTTCACTGCTTTCTGTGCTGAATCCATGTAATCCATAGGGCTGATACCCAGCACCATCTTGGCGTGGTCAGTCAAGTCCAGTTCAGTAACGGATTGCTTCAGGATAATACAGCGCACCTCGCCAGTGATGTAGTCGCGGTCAACAACGTACTCACGTGGACTACGTACATGGAACTTACCGTCCTTGCGCACAAGCAGTGCATTACCAGTGATGATAAGCATCTGCATAGCGTAGGTCAGCGCAGCATAGCTTGCGTTGCTGAATAGCTGCGAACTACTTGCTAACTCAATACGAGCTAGGTCTTCGTCCAAGTCCGATACATCGCCTGCATCTAACTTGAAGAAGCTGTTATTGGGTGGGAACAGTGTTTGCGTGAGCTTACTGGCTAAGCTGTTCACAAAGAATGCACCAGAGCTCTGGTAGTCATACTTTAGCTCAGACTGGTTAATACGTGGAAACACTGAGGGGATAGTCCACTCTGCGTAATGTTCCCACGCATTGATTTGAATCTGGTCGAACAGTCTGTCCCAGATACGCTCGGCACTGAAGCCAGTTGTGTTCATAGATTCAAACTCCCAGCTACGTTGCCAGTACCGCGCTTACGAATCTGATTCTGCGTAGTACTAGTGCCACGGCTGTTCTCAATAGTAGCAACAGGTTTATTCTGCTGCTCTTGGTTAATCTTAGCGGCATTAGCTTGCGCTTCCGCTTGGATACGGTTCTGACGTTGCTGCTCGCGGTTAGCTTCCTTGGCAGTCTTACGTTGCTTCTCAGAACTGTACACTGTAGCTGCTGCTACAACTACTGCTGCTGCAACAAAGTAGGCACTCATAGGTCTTCTCCTAGGAACTCTGCTCTAGCTTCTTCTATGCTTTGAGCTTCTGTACGGTTTACTGTTGTGAATACACAATCAGTGTAAGTACGAGTACAGCGCATCATACCAGCAGGTTCGTGAATGATATTAAAACCATGGAGTTCTTGGATACTATCGTGCACACGCAGTTGACAATCACCATACACAATAAGCGCAGTAGGCACTTGCGTTACCTTACCGATAAGCACAACATCCTTCGGTACGAAGATAGTACGGTAGTAGTTACCATCAGACAATGATTCCTCAGCAGGGAATGCAATCTTCTCTTCTTCGGGTACACCAGCAATTAAGCATTGAGCCATTGCGTTTACCATGCTGTTAGTAACTACAGTGCTAATACCTGTACTGCTACTAGCTGTAATCAGTGCTTGTAGATTACTGTCCATGCCAGTTACCTCGCTCAAGGTCTGCTTTGGTTTGTCGCTGAATACATAACGCAATGTGCTGTATTACTGCACGACTACCAGCAGTACGAAGTAAGTCCTCAGAGCTACCCTGCACCATCTCAGGGAATACTGCGTTTAAATACGCAAGTTGTTCCTGATTGAATACAGGTACTGTACGGGTACTCTTGTCCTTCACTGGAGACAATACATGTTCAATTTGTGTGTTCATAGGGCGAACTCCTTACACTGTGTGAGGCCTCTATTATTTCCTAATAGAAACAAAGATTTATTCTAGGGTTTACTGTATATAAAGCGCATAAAATACTTGACAAATATGTAGTTTCATGGTAATATACGCTTACATTCTGCGAGTACTAGCAATGGTATCCGAGAATGCTTGCTTTAATACTCCTTTCGCTCAAAGCAACCTTTGAAACCCCTATGTTGGCACATAGGGGTTTTCTTTATGCTTACAGAAAGCTACTAGGTAGTACTAGATTAACTACTAGGTTATACGCTGTGTATTAACCAGAGTACTATCAGAGTATTAACTAGATTCTATACAGAGTACTAAGCGCTAATATACAGGTTCTATACAGGTTATAACCAGAGTACTATACAGAGTACTATACTGTACTACTCAGAGTACTTACTGTATTACTACTTGTATTACCTGCGTATTAACCCGAGTACTATACAGATACTAACTAAGTTCTTACTAAGATACTAACAGGATACTTACTAGGGACTTACTAGTATATTACCTAGATACTATATGCGTATTACTAAGATACTTACTAGTATATTACTAGGGTATATCAGGTAGTATCTGTATAGTACTCAGATACTACCTGTATATTACTGCGTATATACTCGTATATACGATGAACAAATGTCTATTTTACGTATATAAACAAGAAGTTACAGAGATGATAACTTAAGTTACGACTGATTGATAACAGTTCTTATTTAGAATCTACAGTAAATTCAATAGGTTATTACTTGTGTACTAATAATCAACAACTTAGTTACAAGGTTCAAAATACCTGTGGAAATCATCTGCAAATTCTGAGTACACCTTATCTGTACCAAGTAAGCGATACGTAACCACCGAGCGTAACTCACTGCTACGGAAAGCGCTTATACTTAGCACTTCCACTACACTATCTGCATCTACACGAAGCATGTACTTAACGCCTACCTTCGGCTTAGTCATAACCCACTTAGGTGCTTCTAACACAAAGGTACCTAACTCTGGTGCTTTGTAGTGCTCACCCTTGATAATCTTACCGTGTTCATCGCGGATAGGCTCATCGTTCTCGAACTTGCTCCAGTTTGATTCATTCACTTCTTGCAGTGCACCTACAATGTCCAAGTTAGCACAATGTGCAACACCAATGGCTGTTACTATTTGGTCGCATAAGGCATCTAGTAAATCCTTACGCCAACCTTCTGGTAATGGTTTGCATCGGGAATCTGTATCTACATACAGAGGGTCAGTTACACGGAAGTTCTCGCTAAGTTTATGGATTGCTCCTGCTGGGTGTCCTAATGCTTCAGTGCACTCGGCTACTTCCTCGTAATGGCACGCTACCTGCGCTAAGAAATCACGCGCCGTCTTCTCTGACCTGGTCTTCTCAAACCAACGTTGGATACTGCGGATAGTATCTGTAGCATTCAGTGCATCTTCAGTCTTAACCCTGTGCACTGTAATAACATCTTTCAAGCTGCCTTCTGGTTTATTCTCGTTTTGCATAAATAACCTCAATTTAGAGTAAAGATTCAGAATTACCTCAGATTGCGCTAGAATCGAATTTCGTTTCTTGGGTACACAACGATATACCTGAGGGTTGAAATCGCAATCCTAGCGCAGCCAGGGCTCGGGAATCCGTATTCCTGTTTAATTCTATGTTCAGCAGAAGAAGAAATACGAATCCAATACGCTCTGAAGATTATAGGAGCCGTCTTCAGGTCGGCTAATACCCTGCTCAGCTAACGCAGCAGCTATAGGGTTGTGCTTAGTGATAAGGTCTGCCACGTCATTGCTGTACAGGTTACGGAACTCACGGCGTATGCATTGCTGCATGCGGTCAACATCTGCTGCATGACACGCAAAGCTATCGTGTACTAACTGCATGCTGTCATTGAATGCCAGTACCGTCATTTGCAGATGACAAGCGTCCATGCTGTGTACGAAGTTAGGTGCAATACTGTTAGCTGCTTTCTGTACATCAAGGTCATCAGTACTTCGGCGCATAACAATCTGCTTCACACCCATAGAGCGAATACAGATACGCTCGTCAATTTGCTTGTCCACCCAGTTCAAAACCTTTAAGCCCATTGGTGTAACCCACTCAAGTGGTGCTTTCTGTTGATGCACGGCTACCCTTAAGTAGTCCATCATGGCTGCTGCTTTAGGTACAGTAGTCTGTACTGCAGCACGCAGAGCCTTCGCTACGGCTACTGCCAACTGACCTTGATGCACCAGCATTTCACCTTCGGCGTTACGGATAGGCTCGAAGCCACGTTCAATCATATCCTCAGTAACGTAGTCAATACTACTGCTCAAAGTACTGCCATACACAAAGGTCATCACTGGCTTCTTAGCCATGCTTCGTGGGATACCATGCTGTTCCCAGTATATTTGCTGCACTTCGTCAGCGTATTCTGGGAGCACCTGCATGGCTCGGGAAGCAACTTCAGCGTAGATGTCCTCTTTCTTTTCGGTACTTGTAGTCAAGCAGTTCACGTATTTCGCACCGATTTCATCACGCAGCATAGCACTGAAGTGCTGCAGTCCACTGCAAGTAGCATCCATTGCAACAGGTACATGACAGCGATACTGCTCTGGGTTGCCTGAATCCAGTGCCTCGAAGTACGCATTCAAAGCAGCGTACAGTTGGAAACTCAAACTTGGGTCTGGTGCAGGCTTCTCCAAGAAGTTCTCAAACCAGTTCCGTAAGTCCTGAGTGTTCTCTTGTGTCCACTTCGAGCGGTCTTCAAAGGACGTTTTGTCGTAACCACAGCAATTTGCAATGTGCACTTCCAACCAAAACAGCCCTGCCTTACCTAGTTCCTTACCCTCTGCAAACTCCAAGACCGCTTTTACACTGTCTTGGGCTTGCGGATTCAACACACCTCGGTAGTACAGACGGCCTCGCCAGTCCAGAAATACAGGGAAATAAATCTGGCGTTTGTCCTTAAATCGTAGCATCGTTCGTAGGGCGTTCAGGACGGTGTAAGAGCGCGATACACGCAAGTGCTCACTGATGTGCCATTCGCGCATTGCATGCTTCCAGACGCGAAATTTGGCATCTTCCTGCGGTGTTCTGGTGCTGCTGTCCCAATCGTCAGGAAATGGAAACTCGGGCATTGGGTCGGGATTCGTTTTGGATAATCCCATGCAGCCATCGCCTTGCTGAAGTGCCTGCTGCAAAGCAGAGAGCACGCGGTGATTAATCCGATAGGGCACGGATTGAGCAAGGTTCATAACCTTACGAATCCCAGCAGTCTGCTCTTGGCTGAACTGGTCTTGCAGGGGCACGCGCATAGCCTTAGGCATTCTTCGGAAAGAACAGGCTGGGGCATGGTGTCTAAACCAAGCAGTGTAGTAACCGCCTTGGTACAATCCTTCCCAATCCTTTGGCGGTACTAGCATTGGCGGATACTGCACAATGGGTTGTACGGTTTCAAGGATTTGCTCACAGTGCTCAGTGAGTTCCTCAGATGGGTAGAGCATGAACTGCTGTGTCTTCGGGTGCTTATGCCATACGAACAGACCAGTACTGCTGTACACCGCTTGGGCACATATCTTACCTACTTGAACCAATGCAGCACTATCCCAGCGTGGTCTATCGTTTACACCGATGTACTTCAGAGCAGCATGGAAGGCATTGGCACGCAGGTGCACACTGCTAATCTTACCACGGTCTAAGTACTCTTCGGCATGCTGCACTTGCAATGGGTTCACCGCAGATACCTCACGGATATACAGTTCAGCCTCAACAGCCTTACCAATCTCTACGAGTACACGCTGCATAGAGCATACTTCAGGGATAAAGCACATGTTAATCATGGTACGCAGAGCAATACTGATACAAATATCAGAGCCCACGGCACGCACATAACGTCTGTACTTCGCGGCATTACCAGCATTACGCTTGGCAAGCTCTTCGTCCAAAGCTGCCTTGGAAGCAGCGTAAGCAGCTTGGACAATGGCTTGGATAGGTTGCAGGCGCATTGCTTGACCTTGCCGTAATGCTTCGTCTTGGAAGTGCATACCCTTGATAATGCTTTGCTCGGCGTATTCCTCTTCAAGAGCTACTTGGGCTTGCTCTTCGGTGGTTAGGTCATTTGACACACAAGTCCCCTACACGGTTGATGTACTGCTGAGCATTGAAATACACTTCTTCTTCATTGCTGCAATACCAGAGTTCATAAGGTTGAGGTACATGGTCAGTATGCTGCAGGAACAGCACATCAATACCATATTGTACATACCCGATGTTGTAGTCCAGCACGATACGAGCAGCGCCTGGGATTAACTCGTTTGGAAAGCGCGTATCGTCAATGATGATGCAGTCCGCTTTGATTTCCATAGCAAGCTTAGTGAAGAAGCGTTCATCAATCTTACGCACCGCTTGCCCCACGATGTTCATCAATCGGCGTGGACTGATGGTACGGCAGGCGAACAGGTCTTGTTCCAGATAATCCCAGAGCACTTCAGGTACATTGTATTCGTGCATGAAGCGCTCAACAGCATCAATGAGTTTGTTCAAGGTTTGCGCTGAGCCAGCTAAGGCAACAGGTCTGCGTTTCAATGATTCATCACGATGCCCAAAGAAGTCTGCAGCGAGTTCACGCAGTGGAGCAGCAAAGCTCACTACCTTTACAGTAGCTTCAGGGAACTTCTGACGGACAGCTACAGCCAGTGCCTGAGCAGTAGTGCTCTTACCGCCACGGGTACGCCCAATAAGTTGAATGTACATTATAAGCCTCCGCTTGGTACGATTGATTTGAACCCGAGCTTTTCGGGGACGTTGGTTTCCCAGTACTGCTGTTCCCATAGACCCTCGGTAGGGATACGCGGTGCAGCATGACCCTCTTCAGTGCATTGCTTGCATACCGCGTGATGTCGCAGCCTATCGCCGTATTTGGATATAGGGAACTCCAGCAAAGGTTTGGAAGCACCGCAGTGCTCGCACTTTTTGTATATCTTTTGATTTCTAGGAGGTTCCATTGCTTTCTTTCTGTTTAGCCATAGCAGCTTTAGCACGGCGAAGAGCCTGTGCCTTAGCAGCCTTAGCGCGTTTAGCCAGAGCCTTCTCTTCAGGAGTTTTGTGGTCAGGGTACATAACCCCTGCACCTTCCTGCTTCCAGTAGGCTAACAGCTTTTCTGTATAAGCAATAATATCAGGGTACTGCATGCTCTTAGCACCCCAACGCCCAATGGCATTAGCTGCCTTACCTTCTGCACCATTACAACTTCGGTGCAAGACACCGCGAATCTCGCCAGTATCGTGGTTGTGGTCAACTACCCAGTCAGTCTTGTTGCCACGAACAGCGAAGTCAATGGCTTGACCACAGATAGCACAACAACCACCCTGCTTGGATTCGCAGTATCGTCTTGCCCAGATGCGCAGTTGGCTTCGAGGAATCTTAGGCATTCCGCGCATCATACCACCTCAACCCAGCCGTGGAAGCCTTCGTTTGCAGGACGGCAGCAGGTCATACGCAAACCTTGCCATGTGAAATCACGGACAGGCTCGGGGGATATACCATTGGCACTGAACAGCCAATCAGGATTGTCCTTTGGTGCAACCAGTACTTCATAGTGATAGCCCATGTAGCCTTGTACTTGCTTGTACACTTCTTGAATAGGCATCAACCCAGAGCGCAATTGCTCACGCAGGTAGCGGAAGTGCCGTTGCATCTGGTCAGTCTGAGAAGGGATAGTACCAGCGTAAGTAGTACTCAGCACCATCAATGCGTTATCAATGATGTCCTTGCGAGGCACAATAGGTTTGATGTACTGGTACTTTTCAGATGGGATTTCCTCTTGGGTACGCAGTTCAACAACCAGCAGGCTATGCTGCGGATTGCGTGTTTCGTTTTGGATATGTCGGCGGACGTTATACGTCTGAGCCTGTTTCATAAAGTGTTTCATAGATTTTGTCCTTATAGAACTCAAGTTGTTCACGGTTGCTTCGGGTCAGACCGCAGCTTTCAAAGTACTTGATTGCTGTATCGTCTGGTGTTCGCAGTAGCCACAAGGCATACGCTTCAGGCAGTGGGTTCTGTGCATTCCATGCGTAGGCATCGAGCACAAGGTTTACAGCTTCGTGCTCAGTAGTGCATTCGTTGAGTACATTGAATGCCAGCTTTGCACCACATAACTTACCCTTGTATCTGGTGATACCTTTCACGTTGTCGGCAGTATCACCCATGAGCATTTGTGCTAGGAAGAATTTAGTACCACGACCACTACATTTGAATGTACCTGATTCAGTGTACTCTTCACGCAGGAAGCCAAATCGGTCTGCGAGTGCCGACACCTTACACTGTTTCTCTTCCCAGAAAGGATACGGCGTTACGCGCAAGTCCTTGTCTGGAGACCAGAGCAGTGCTTCCTTGTTCAGGTGGTGCTCAATAATCATACCATCGTCGGCTTCGTATTCCCAGCTTCGGAAGATAGTGATTTGCTGGTGCTCATTGAAGTGCTCAAACAGCACATCACGCAGTGGCTCAAGCAATGCAGGCTTAATCTTGCCTTGACGGTTTGCTTGGTAAGGCATTACTGTCTGCAGTTTACCGCGATTAGCCTTAGCACAATCCCGTGGTGTGATGTGCACTGATACGGTACTACAGCGAGTTAAGAACAACCAGGATAGTACCTGTTGTTCGTATCGGCGCAAGGCAGTGTCCAGCTTAGCAACGCCAGCAGCAGCAGTGTAAGCCAGTCCATCGCCATCAAGAATCAAATGACGACCTTGCTCAGGGACTTCAAAAAACGAGGTGCATTTCTGCACCCCGAACTTTTGCAGAATAGACATTACTCAGGGTCAGGGATTGCCGATTCAACTTGTGCAGCAGGCTTGTTCACGGCAGCAGCTACCTTAGTAGCAGCACCAGCTTCAGCCATGCCCAGCAGTGCAGCCAGCTTGGAAGTACCAAAGTCCAGAGATTGCATCAGGTGCTCTTGCAGATAGTTACGAGACTTCTCGGCATCTTCAGGAGTTTCGATGTACAGACTGTCCCATTGCTCTTTAGTCGGAGCGTCCCACAACAAGAGCTTGTAAGCATCATCAGGAACTTCAGGGATTGCATACGGCTGCAAGGTCATCGGGTCGATAGGCTTGTCAACAGTAGCAGGGTCAATGTTCACATAGACAGTGTCCTTACCGTCTTTCTTGCCTGGCTGATGTGTAATCGGCAGCAGGAATGCTTTACCCAAGAACTGAGCAAAGGATACTTCGCCACCAGTACCGAAGCAGTTCTGGCGCATACGTTGAAACCACTTCACGGCTTTGGACTTATCGGTGTTGCTGACACTGATGAAGAATGTACCGATGCTTGGGTAGTTACCTTCTTCGAGTACATAGTTCTCAGGCTGACCCTCGGTGTTCATACCGATACCACCCACGATAGTAAAGATTAGCTTCATCTCACGAGCAGGCGGTTTAGGTTTGCCTTGGAACTCACGAGCAGCCAGACCGCTTTCGATATAGCCAGTCAGTACAGCCAGTGCTTTACCAGCAGGCAGGGTACGGCCACCGCCACCGCCTGCCGTGGTTTCATTCATATCGCCTACTGCGCCTGCTTGTTGTGCTTCTTGGAATTGGTTTTGGAATTGATTTAACAGAGACATTCTGTTGTCCTTTCTTAGTTAGGGAGATGTTCTTTTGCTGCCAGAGTACGACCGTATTCTGGTACAGCAGGGAATGCCACTACATCATACATTGCATCTTTAAGTTTAGGGATAATCGCACAGAGACGTGCTGGTGTTTCTTCCATCAGGCGTTGCACAATGCGACCCCATTTTATCGCTAGTTCAGGTGTAGCGCAATCCAGATAGATTGCATCGTGCACCGTGTTCACAGGCAGCACCTTACCGCCTTCAAAGTCCGCTTCGAGCAGCGCATTGATTACTGCACCACAGGCAGATTGTACCACGAAAGAGGCTTCACCTTGACACCAGTAGTTCGCAACTTCAGTCGGTTTGTAATCCATAACCTGCTGACCGTCTTTCCACATCTCGCGTTCACGGAAGCTGTAGAAAGTAGCACTGTAGCCTTGGAAGTGCCCACGGTGATAGATACGGAACACGCCTGAATCGTTTTGCTCACGCTGCATATTGTCGATACCATTTCGGCGGACAATCGGCATAACCTTTTCTTCAGCAAAGACGGATAATTCAGGGAACAGTTTCTTCTGAGTTGCTTTGAACTGTCGTGCTTCGTCCAGTGTAATACCGCAGGCGTAAGCCAAACCTTTATCTGAGGCACCATATTGGTCTGCAAAGCTGATTGGTTTAATCCAAGTGCGCTTCACGCTCCAGTAATTGTGCTCAGGGTGCTTGTCGTCTTTGATGATTGCACGCAGTTCATCGTAGTCCTTGTCAAAGAAACCAGCGAGGCGCAGAGTGTGCATATCAGTACCGTCAGCCAAGTGCTTCAGCATATTCTTATCGTGTGAATACGCAGCACCGACCACGACTTCCAATGATGTATAGTCCACTTCGACCATACGGCCATCAGGGAATCGGCTTTCAAACATCTCCTTCACTCGGCTGGTATCACCGCGAGGAATGTTCTGCAGGTTCGGTTTATTACTTGACAATCGTGCCGTAACGGTAGCGCAGTTATTCAGGTTATGATGGATAAGGTTGGTCTTAGGGTCAACCAGTGTCAGCATACCTGTTCGCTTACCATTAGATTCCCGTAGATAATAAGTACCAAGGTCTTTGTCTGCAGCAGCCAAGTCCAACAACTGCTGAGCAATCGGCAGGTAAGGGCGCAGGGCTTTCAAGGCATCGGCACTTGTGCTGTACACTGGTGTACCGTCAGCGAGGTCTCGTTTACCGCAGTACGCAGCGTTCTTACCGAAGAAGTCCTCAGCTACCTCAGCAGGCAGGTCATTGCGATTCAGCAGACCTTCAAAGTGGTAGAGCTCTTCGCCCCACTTCAGTTTCTCGACATCGGTGTCAACACTGAAGACCTTGGGTTCACCCTTGTTCTTACCACGAGAATAGCACACGGCATTCCGAGCAGGGATAGAACCTACAGGGTGATACTGCTGGGTATTGATGTCCTGCCAGCAGTCCATCTTCTCGTACTTCGGAGGGTCATAAGAGACTTTCTTTTTGTACTTGATTGCACCGCCGAATATCAGGGCAGACAAGTGGTAATCTGAGCCCCAAGCGAACTCAAACGGTAAGTCCGCAGGTTCAAACTGTTTCAGGTGCTCAAGGCATTCAGCTACGGTTTGTTCTTGCAGCTTCTGATTCTCGGCTGCAGTCTGCATATTGATGTGCAGGCCATTGAATGTAGCAAAGGCATTGAAGACCATGCTTCGACAGCGTTCCCAGAACATCGGTAGCATACCTGCTTCCTTCAGGGCAGCCAGTTGTTGCCACAACACCAGACGAGTATTCTCAACGTCCCCCTCAGAGCCTGCAAGGTACTGCATCAGCAAGTCCTTCGGGATTTCTGAAGTTAGGTAGCCCTGTTCCCACATCAACTTCACTTCGTCAATCTTAGCAGTACCGCCGTACTTCAGTGAGCAATCTTCCAGCTTCGGATACAGCACTGTCTGATGGCTCAGTAGGTACTCAGCGTATTGAGTACAGAAGACACGACCACCATTACGCAGAAACTCTTTGAGTTCATTGGGGTAGCAGGCGTACAACCAATGCAGTTCAAAAGTTGCATTGTGCGCTACGAGTACCTTCGTACCCTGCAGTGCCTGCTTAAACCAATCAGAGGCTAAGGCTTCTTCTTTGCTGTTGAAGTACCAGCTTTGTACAGGTTCGTAGTTCTTAGCAAATGCTGCTGCTACGATATAGTTTTGAGATTCATGCGGAGAAGAGGCATGACCGCAATGCTGGATATTTTGTGTTTCTAAGTCCAAGATACACCAAGTCATGATAGCACCTATTTGTCAAAACGTTTATGCAGGAGCTTCGGTAAGCGCAGGCTTGCACCTGTGCTTGACTTCTGCAGACCAGTTACCACCCATGTAGTACCCAGCAGGGTATTAGGGTTAACTTCATATTGAGCGGTAAGGCTATTGCGTTTAGCATCAGTCCAACCTTTACCAAGGTCAGCCCAGAATGCAATGCCTTCGTCAATATCTCGGCAGTACATACGCGCTACTTGTTTAGAGCGTTTGCCTTTGCCGTATTCAACCTGCAGGATTGTTACGTCCGCAGTGAATACGCGCACGAGCTTAACCTGATGATGCACACGAGCACCACATCGGTAGCCACCTTCAGGGTCTTTGAGTACAATACCTTCAGCACCCTTCTTGAAGTAAGTTTCAGCGAGTTCATATGCACGTGTGCTATCAGCGAGTACTCTTGTTGCAACCACACCGTAATTGTCGGAAGTACCATCAGGGATTGATTGCAGACAGTATTCCAAGCGTTTACGGTATGGTGTATTGTCGGCATCATCGGTCAGTTGGATACCGTCATGTACGTGCAGCTTCCAGTTCTGACTGTGCATTGCAGGCTCAGGCCATGTATTACGGCGGTTAGGATTGACTAGACCTGAGAGTTCTTCCAATGTAAAGTCCGCATTGGTGAGTTCAAACAGCAGGTAGTCGAAGTCCGCAGGGTCAATGTGCGTAAGCATATCCGCTAAGATACGGCTCAGGTAGCTCAGTTTAGGAATGTACAGTTCCTTACGCTGTCTGCTCAGCACCTTACCAGTGCGAACATCTAAGGCGCAGAACACGCCATCGAATTTCTCTTGGTACAACCAGCCATTGTAGAGCTTGTCAGCGTCGTACTTGTAGAGCTTCATAAAGTCTTTATCGGGAATCATAGGTAGCCCTCTTCCAGAATCTTCCATCGTGGGTCTTTGCGTTGTTGCAGTTCAATACGTCTGCGGTGCTCAGCAGGTGTGAGCTTCTTAACGCGTTCAAAGCCATCAGCTAACTGACGTTCTTCACACAGCAGTCGGCGTAGTGTTTCTTCAGCCGACGAGTTATATCGCATTTTCGCAGCCATAATATCAATCCAATTCTTCAGGTTTCATAACGAAGACACAAACCAAGTCCGTGCCCTCAACAGGTTCAGTGTAGATGATTGCATCGTGTTTACCGTACTCACGGTAGAACTCTGCAGAGCTCTGGCACTTCAAGGCATCAGGGTCAGAGCACCAGTTATACATCAGAGCGACACGCGCCATCATACAGTGCACATAGTTCTTGTGATAGACAGAACCGCAGAGCAGTTCTTGCATTTCAAAGTCTTCCATGATTACTTCCATTCATTATGTTCAAAATCAACCATAACTTCCACGCAGTTATAGCGTGGGGCTTTATTTCTTTGCAGCTTGTTCTTCGGTGTACTAACACCGCGCAAGTGTTCGTACATAGGCTCAGTACCGATTCGAGACCCTACATAGATTGCAAGGTCAACGGTATTCTGAATACCTGTCTTGGATTGCTTCAGCGCAGTCAGTGGCGGAAACAGTTGGTCAGTACCTTCGATACTGATTTGGCTTGTACCGATGTGCAGAAAGTCCTTCAGGATTGCCTGCTCACGGAAGTAGTTCCATACTGCTTCAAGGTCTTGATGCTCAGTGCCATAGCCACCTGACCAAGAACAACGCTGGGTCATATCAGTGATAAGCACTTGGGCATTGTACTTCGCAGCCAGCGCAGCTACTTGCTGAGCGGATTGACCGTGCACATTCTGCACACGGATTGCATCTTGCGGAATAATCTTGTGATAGCGCTCGGATACATCTTGCATTTTCGCAAGTTCCTCGAGGGGCTTATTCAGCACGGTCTGCACCATTCGGGTCAGGATAATATCCGCAGCCTGTTCATTCGTGGCAAACAGGATTGGTCGTAGTTGTGTTTCTGGATTGGTCTTGAGCTCTTCCTTGTGCTCTTTCAGAATCTGCAGCATCAGGTGCACCGCTACACGGCAGAGCAACCATGTCTTACCCATATCAGTGGGTGCAGCAATCAGGATATTGTGCCCCTTGCGTAAGCCACGGAGCTTATCCCCGAAAGGCAGACAATTCAGATTCCAACCATGGTCATCCAGTTCGTTCTGAATAGCCGTGTCAATATCTGTTTCCCATGCCTTATCAGCATCGCCCGAAGTGAAATCCTCGAACAGCGCAGGGTAGGCCTCTTCTAAATCCAGTGTATCATTGTCAAAGGATTCCAGAGACTTACGCAGATTGGCAGCTACAATGTTCTGGCGCATCGCTGAAGAGTACACGGCCTGCAGTTCAGGTGTGAGCTTCGGCATTGCATTCAGCGTTGCATTAGCAATAGCCACTGCTTCTTCAGGGCAGTTCTTCAGGCGCATATACGTAATGAGTTCGTCTTTGTTCAACTCGGTGATGTTCGGGTTCTTCTTGTAGTAAGAAGCAATCCACTTCAGTAATGCGTGTGTCTCAGGTGCTAAGGGCAGTTGCTGAATGTAACTTGAGTAGTGCTCCCAGTTCCATCGTTGACCCATTAGAGCCAGTAACGTGAAGTCCATGATAAACCTCTTTATACATTTTCAAATCTTCTTCGCAATGTGCAACCAGCACATCACGCCCTATTGTCTTTAGTCTTTTCTTCGCAGCCATAGTACAGGTTACGCCTGCAGTATCGCTATCGAATGCCAGCACAACAGTCTTATGCTGTGTACAGGTAGCAAGGTGCTTCGTCTTAAGCACTGTACCTTGCAAAGCCAGTGCCGATACACCAGTCAGGTGATGTATCTTGATTGCAGAGAGTATGTCTTCAGTCAGGAAGATAATCTCTGAGCCTTTCAGGTATGCTTCGCCTTCGTTGTAGGTCAACCACTTGGGCTGACGGACACCCGTGTAATCCCTACCGAGCCATGCAGTGCCTACATTGAATAACAGTCGGTTTTCACTTTGGATTACACCTTTCAGGTAAGGTTCTACAAGGGATAACCACATTCCCTTGCTGATTAGAAATTTCATTATCTGTAGCTGTACGTCCCTTTGCAGGACGGACAACGGTAATCGGTGTGCGAGTGCAGCCCTCAAGGTTTGGACTGAATCCGTCTTGACGACCTGCACTCTTTCAATACGGTGCTTCGGGATTGAAGCACTTTCTTTGCAGTGGAAACAGTATGCACTCCAACGCTCAGGCTCATTCCTGATGATTAGGTTAGGGCGGCTTTCAGCACCATGATATATCCGTTTGCTCTCGCCGACCTGTAGTCTTTGGGCATCGACAAGCCATTCGTCTTTGTGCATACTACTTCCTTTCGGCAACTATTTACGCTTCAGACGGTACACCTGCTTTTGCTTCGTCAGCGTGGAAGCGCAGGTTGCTCAAACCAACGACAATCAGTTTGTCCTCAGCGACAACAGCGTAATGGGCTGTACCTTGAGCATCAACGTGGCGAGCCAGCACTTCGCATTGTACTTCACGAGTAGTTTCGGCACGTCCCAGTTTAACGCTGGCAGTAAACGGCATTGAGCGGTTCTCTTCTTCCAATGCTGCAGTAACACGGTGTTCCAGTTCCACCAAGTAAGCACGGTCAGATTCCAAGCGGTTCAGCAGTTGCTCTTCGGACAGTTTGCCTGCGCCTTCAGGCATATCCAAGACCAGTTTGGTGCGGTCAATGATGTGCTCTTTAGCAGTGAAGCCTTCACCCTCACGGACTTTGAACAGTTGTTTACCGTCCATGACGGCGGTGTCCACGACAACAACAGGCACTTCTTTGTAAGTGTCAGTTTCAGGGTTGTTCGGGCTACGACGGCCTTGCTTCATGGTTACGGTTTGACCGACTTCTACCTTAGTGGCTTCACGCAGTGCTTCGAGGGCTTTGGTGTTGCGCTCAATGCGTTCAGCAACGGTAGCCTTTTTAGCAGCAGCTTCAGAAGAGTTCAGGGAAGAGGTAGGTTTGATAGTTTGTTTCATGGTAGCTCCTTTCATGAGCGTTGGTTAAGAAGTAAAGTAAAGTAATAAAGAACAAGGTTAGTTAATAACAGGTGCACCTAGTACAGCACTGAGTGCACCACCAGAGAATCAGTCTTCGACAACCTTAAAGTCCTTCAAGGACAAAGTACCTTCAGGTGCTTCAATAGGAATCTGTGTGCACATAGCAGCCGTATGCGTAACACCATCACAGGTAGTCGCATCAACCACTGCGCCCAGATACACATGCTGGTCATCAAAGCCAATCACAATGTATGTGCCATTGGCACGTTGCAACTTCATACCGAGTTTCAGGCTGTCCGTAGATACAACGACATCAGCCTCAGGTGCAGTCAGAGGTTCAAGTTCGTCTAAAGTTAATTCAAAGCTGTTGTATCGGGCTTCTGGATATACAACGAAGTGGCCTTCTAAACTCTGTGTACCCACCTTTATATCTTGATATGACCATACATTTGAGGCTCCAGTCAGATTACGCAGTATTTGTTGTACTACGGGGTCATTAGCTTTGAGCATGCGCTCGCGACTACCTGCTACCCACCAACTATCGCCTACAGCCTCGAAAACAACACCAGCTTCTATTTGAGCAGGTTGCACGAATTTTGTGCACTGTAACTGCAAGGGAAAGTCCGCATGTTTATCGTCAACGTACAGCACTTTGTACTCGTTACCTAAATGGTCTTTAACGTGCATACCTACTTTAACATCTTCAAACTTCATTGTTGCTCCAATCAATTTCAATAATTACAGAATTACCCTGGGACTTCACATTGTAGTCAAAGCCAAGGTCATCAAGGATTGCACAAACACAATCTTGTACGTTCCGAGATACAAAGTACTTCAGGCTGTATTGACCCATTGCTGCTGCATTCTCAATGATACGCAGCACATCAGGGAAAGCACCTGCAGTCTTAATGTCTTTGCTTCGTGCATCAGCAAGGTGCTGCATAGCCTTCGGCGTGATATTTAGTTCTTCAAAGCGCATACTCAATCCCTAGCTTAGTCCTTGCTTGTAACTGCATTCAGCAAGGCACAAAGGTCTTGCCACGATTTGACTTCCAGATACGAACCGTTTTGCCATGTATCAAAGGCAAGGCTTTGCCAGTTCATCACGACTTCGCCACGGTGCAACAGCCATGCTGTGACAACGCCACGCCATTCAGCGAAGTTGCAAACGTATTCATTAGGGGACAAACGCCATAGGATTTGGGCAACTACGCCTGCCGTGTTCACACTCGGGTAAATCTCGAAGATGAAACGGTCATCACGGAAGTCCTTTAGGAACATACCGTTGTCGTGTACGGAGAGTTTCAGCATGCGCTCTCCGACTTCTTCCTCAAGGAAAGCACCAGCTTCAATGTACTGGTACACAACATCACGCATGCTAGGTTCTTCATCGTCATAATCAGTAAGGATTTCAAGTAAACCAATGCCAGCTATGGTGTCTGCATTTACTGTAGGTTCTTCACGGCTGCACTCAACATATTGCTTAGCCCAGCGTTGTAAGGCTTCTTCGTAGTCCTTGAGAGCCACGGTTCTACGGACTTTCAAAGCTATCTGCATAGTATCATCAAAGCTGTCAGCAACTATATACACAAAGCCACCATACAGAATGCTATAGTGGTCATTAGGTGCTAAGCCTTTCTGCATGATAACTAATGGATAGATTTCGCCTGCCGAGTGCTGTTGCACTGGATTGCCGTTTGGCAAATGACCTTGATAGGACATAGTAATTCTCCTATTTAGAATTGGTTGGATTGGATTTAACGTAGATGTTCGCAATAAACGAAGCATCAGGGAAAAGGGTGCAGCATTGTGGACTGTTCCATAACTCGCGAAAGTCGTCCATTGTATAGAGCTCAAAGGACGACTGAAGTTCATATTGGATAGCCAGTTGTGCATGGCTATGACTGTCGAATACTCGGGCGGATAGTTTACGCATAAGCTGTGGGCTTGCCATACCCAACGCAGGGCAATGTAAAATATAAACTTGCATAGTCATCTCCTTAAGCAAACAGCCAGCACAAGCCAGCAACGATAGTCACGCCAATGACTGCACCTTGCAGCATACGATAGCGCACATATAATTCATTAATAAGCTGGTCTTGTTCAACAACGCTAGTTTCGCCAGCTTCATAGCGTTTCAGTAAGTCTTTCATTTCTGTACTTCCTTATGATTAAAGATGTATTCAAATAAGCGATTGCAAACCAATGCACGGTATGTAGGTTTAGGTTTGCGCTTAAGGATAAACTCCGCAATCTTCTGCAGTTCCATGCCTGCCAGCATGCTTGGCTGTTCGTACTCGTAGCGTTCAAGCCAAGCCATCAATTCATCAATGCTCGGTGCATATGGCACTTCCAATCCCCAGATTAACTCAAGGATAAACGCAGGGTTATTCATGTGCTCCAAGAAGATAATCTTGGACGTTGTACTACCATCGCGCCATGTCAAGGTGTAGCTTGCCACGTCTTCTGAATCATAGCGTGTTAGTACGCCATACTCGGTGCTAACGCTTCGCGTGTCTTTCAGTTCGTGGATAGCTTCAGGATATCCATGTTAGAACTCCTCAAAGTATCCACTATTGAAACAACCCCATTCTACAGCATAGGCTTCCTGTGCATACAGCGTGCCTTCCAAGCCTTCAGCGCCTTGCCAAGCAAACGCCACGGCGTGCTCATTGTAAAGCTGCATGAAGGTTCTCCATGCCTGAAGGTGCTTGAATAACAGATACGGTGTAGTCAAGCCGACCCAGCGAGTATGCGTAGTGCCGTTGTTGCTTAACTGCCGAATACCAATAAGCCCCAAAGAAGCTGATAGGGTCTGTTCAAAGTTCTTACGAAGTATTCGGGTGCTACGATAGGCAAAGTCCATGTGCACTTCAAAGTTCACTTGGATTAGCGCTTGCTTTTCCATTGCTTTACGTTGCTTGTTGGTTCGTTGCATATTCCATACAAAATCCATGATTATTCCTTTCGCTATACATGGTAATTTACAGGGATATTCAGCTAATGCGCGGAATCGGGCTGTGAGTGCACGCATTACGACACACGGCACTACACGGCATAGATTCCCTTTGCTGATTACTGAAGCCTGCTACTAGAACAGGCTTGGATAATAAACAATTAATCATTAGCAATAAGCGTTTCAGCGTTCACGGATAGATTCTCGCATCTATCAAGCGCATGAGTATTTGTCCTGGCACGTCATGGCGTGTTGCTTCCAAGAATCCTAGCTGTATTGTCTAGTCTTTGCAAAGGCTGTCTGTTCTAGTTATCGGGCACGCCTTGCTTATCCCTTAAGTGTATATTGTTCCAATCAGTCAACACTATTCTGAATGCCTTCTAACCTATTCGCTATCTTATCCGTCTTGTCTGCGATTCACGGCTTATGACAACGTAACAAGAGGCTTCCAGGATTCCAGCGTTTTCAATTAAAGAACGATTTAAGCGTATGATACACGGTGCAATGTTAAGTAACGTTAGCTTATTGTAAAGCTATGTAATCTTCTTTGCTTCGTGCTTCTTGCTTACTGAAGCCTACCTATACAGATAGGCTTGGATAAACAGGAAGTCTAATACTTAGGCTTGACGGCTTTTTACCGCTTCTTCCAGTGCTTTCAATGCTGCAATCTCTAAGTCGTTTAAGTCGGTGTGTTCTTGCAAACGTTTAACCATTGCTTTCAGCGTGTTGCTGAAGATGCTAGCAGTGCTAATCTCAGCTTTAGGCTTGTCTGATTGCACAGGACGGTAATCATACCATGCAACGCTATCTAGCAAGTCTTGCTTAGCTTTAGCTTCATCTTCGTCTTTGATGAGTTTGAAGGCAAACAAACCTTTTTCAGCGCGTGCATCTGGTTTATTCATGCGGATAGGTGCAGTGGCTAATGCGTATTGCTGAAGCTTTTCACGTTGCACACCGCTAGGCAATTCTGCAAACAGTCTGTTCAGTAATGACACATCACCGTGTAGATACGCATGATTGATTGTTGCTTGTAATGCCTCATGAATTGCTTCACGGCTGCCTGTTGTTGCTTTGATAGCCTTAGTGATTTTCGCATTGATTTGTTTAGTAGTCATAGTAGACATGATATTTCCTTTCGTGAAATGATTTGATTTGCACTTTGTTGCACTTTGTTGCACTTTGTTGCA